CCTGATATCATAGAATCGGTTAAATTACTAGGATCTCTTCCAATGGAAAAGTTATTTTGATTATTACCACTAAAAGAATCAATACCGGCACCCGAACCCATACCTGCTGATTGATTACTTTGTTCATTTTGATAATCGTCTATGCTTGCGAAATCTTCACCACGCATTTATTTAACTCCTGTGAACCCTAGTCCTTGGATAGCGATGCCACCACCACGCATTTTGAAACCCATTTCTTTTACCACTCCAGGTGCTTTCTTCCCTAAAGCTCGTAGTCCTTTGTTATCCGCTGGTATTTCTTGTAACCCACCCAAGGCTTTTTTGTTTAAAAGTGGCTTTATATCGTTGTTAGTCATTTTATTCACATCACTAGTTTTTAATGATTTTCCTTTAATGGCTGATTGTATCTTTTTTTGTGTAGATAGATTTCCAGGGGTCTTGTCAACATCAATCGATACTATGTTTTTATTTATTGAACCACCTGCATTTCTCTTAACATTTTTCTTAGCGTCTTCATTTTGTTGAGCAACTTGTTTACTAAACTCTTTATCTAGGGATTCAGTTTTATCTTTTGTGGTACTATCTTTTTTTACTATTTTTTTTAATGTTGTTTTTTTTACTTTAGCTATTGGTGCTTTAGGATTGGTTTTTGTTTTTGTTACTGAACCACCTGGTTTATATCCTTTAGGTTTCATTACGTTCTCCAAGATTTGCGATCCTCCGTCCTTGCGACTTCGACCTTTGTTAATTAAGTTCTTAGCTTGATTCTTACTTATTCCTAAATCATCTGCAAATTGTTTTACTCGTGTCATTATACACCCACCATCTTCTTTGCTTTTATGTGTGATTTACTAAAGCTCATACCTTTTCTCATATCTTTTTTCATACTAGCCATATGCTTAGTAGTGTGATGCTTTGAATGCTCTTTTAATTTGTCCGTTTGTTTCTTAGTTAAAGCAGCCATTACACCTTCTTCTTTATTTTTTTCTTTATTATTTTTTTTAATGTTTTAGATTGCCTGAGATGCATCTTAGATGCACCTTTTAATTCTTTAACTATTTTTTTAATTTTTGGTGACATTATTTTGTTAACCCCTTGTACTTTTCAAAACTGCGAAGTCCGCCAAGACCGAGCATTCCCATTAAGACAGTCATCAGACTTCCCATGTCAAATGTTGGAAGTTCTGGTATTGCAATAGCTAGATAAGCACACACAAATAAAGTAACGGGTGCTAAGACAAAATGCCAACAAAGAGCAATTCCACAGGTCCAGCCAATAAATGGCCGCCAACCGCTTACGAAAATAGATTTGTGTTGTGCTTCTGCCTTGTTAATTTCTATTTGACCTTTGGCAAGTTCTTGTGCATGACTTTCTGCCATAGTAGCAACTTCATGTGCTAACTTGTTTTTCATATCTTTATCTTCTATGAATTTTCCAAGAAGATTTGATACTGGTCCTATTAACGCTGTGAGCATTGACATACCTTTTTTACAAATTTGTTGTCAATCCAAACTTTACCATAGTATAAAACGAAAAGCCATGCCGTAAACAAAACTCCTTCTAAATATGATAAATTGTTCCACGCTTCCATAATAAAATTATCCATCTAATTCCACCTTTTTGTAATCACCCTCAATAAACGCATGTGGGTATTCTTTTTTAATAGATTCTAGTCTTGCTACAATTTCATCACGACTAAGTTTATCTAGCTGATGTATATGATTCTGTTCCCTACGGTCAATAGTTAAACCACCCAAGGCACTCCTAATCTTTTCCGCATTAATGCTTGCAGAAAATTGACCTTCTTCTTCCGCTCTAAGTGATAACTCAGACAATCTCTTCAACTGCCCTAATAAAGTTACACCATACTTTCTTTCTTTTTCATCTCGTTTTTCTTTAACAAGTTCTGTAACTAAAGGAAAGTCTCTTCCGTTTAAAAGTTTTGAAGCATGAAACTTTGCTGAGTCTTCTGCGTACCCCGCTTTGACAGCACACTCTTTTGCAGAGTAAATACCATCAACGTAATGTTTTACAAATTCTCTTTGTCTCGCTGTTAGTTTGGCTTTCTTATCTGCCTTATCCTCAACCATTTACTTCCTATTCATCCACGCAGTTGTTCCCATATAAGCACCGACTATACCAGCACCACTTAAATAGAACAAATTACTAATATCACTCAATGCATTTATTCTTTCTACACTCATAAACGGCATGAACATCATAACGGTAAACAAGCCCATAGCCATCAAAGTGTATCTCGCCATTTGCAATTGTGCAAGTTGTTTCCTGAGTTGGTACTCAGTCTCCTTCATCATCTTAGCGTTTTCTAATTCTTCATCTGTTACGATTCCATCACCATCAAGATCGTAATCATTATATTTGCTATCGTTCTGTAGTTTCTTTCTCATTTTGCTATACTTCTTAAACTTTCCATTACTGAATCTATACTGGGGATCTTTGAGTTCTTATTGACCACACAACGATACTGCTTCTGGCATCCCGCACTAATATCAGCAAATTCTAACTCATAAGTTTTTTGAGCTCCAACGTATATGCAAGCCATTTTATTTTTAAACACTTTTCTCGTTTTTAATCGGCAAGTCGTATAGATGGGCTCAATTATTTTTCCTTGCCATATCTTTTGTTGCCTTGTGTAATCTTTTGCTTCAGCTCGCTTAATCCAAATGGAAGCCACTAACGTAAAAAATCCTATTATAACCATAAACAAGAAAATCCAACCTATAACCTCTGCAATTTGTTGTCTTAATTTTTGTTGCTTATATATAGTTCGTTGTCGCTCTTTCCTGATTTCGCCTTCCATTGCCAGAAGTTCATCATAAGCATGGGGCCCTATCGTTAAATTTAAGAACATCTTTAACTCATAACGTTGTTCTTCTAATTTTTTTTTAGCGGTGTAAGCTTGGAGGGCCGTGGCTTCAATGCTCCCGGCTCCAAAGACCTTACCAAAGATCCCCGGATTCTTCGCTTGTTTGTCAGCGTTGTCTATATCAGAAGATGCACCCATCCACCGATTTAAATCTCCAGTCATTTGTTCCAAATCTCGACCGATTGCAAAACCTTCCTTAAGCGCAGAAAAAGCTTTGCTCGCGACTCCCACCGCAAGACTAATAGTTAACGGGTCCATTTATATACTATATCACGTTTTTAAAAAAAAGTGAAAGTCAAGACTAGGAAAATAATAAAATAGTTTATACAATGACTTTTTAAAGGAGGAACCTATGTTAGATTTACCAAACAGAAGACCATGCGTAACCACCGATGTCGGAGAAGGACTAGCCGTGACAGTATCATTTCATCCAGAGACGAATGATCCCGTTGAAGTTTTTCTATCTGGAAGAGGTAAAAAGGCCTCGGATGGACCTATGACGGACGCTTTATATAATCTAGGCGTTGAAGCATCAAAAATAATGCAAAACAAAGATACATCTAGCCATTAGCTTCAGAGTATTCTTTTGCTTTTCTTAACGACATCTCAGCATCCACCAGTTCTTTTACTCTCTTTTCTTCTTCGGAAACGTATTGAGAGTAAATGAACCGGAGTTGTCCGCCCAAAGTTCGACCTTCTTTTGAAGCTATCTTCTTGATTTCTAAATAAACATCTTTAGGAACAAGAATGCTTTTCCATTTTTCAGTATCCATATCGCATAATCCTTTTTCTTTTGTCAGATCATATGCGATTTTATACAATCTAGTCAATGTATTATTTAGCTTCGCCCCACGATGGCCCAATCTCTACGTCAACTTTGTTAGGAACGCCTAGCTTCACGGCGTTTTCCATAGCGTATACCATCGAATCAATTTGATCATCGTTAGAAACGGACATGGCAATTTCATCGTGGATCTGAATAAGTGGTGTCATACCTAGTTTATGAATATCCACCATAGCTTGTTTTGTCATGTCAGCGGCTGAGGCCTGAATTAAACGATTAAGAGCTTTGTAAGTGTAGGCTCGCTTTAGTCTGGTCGTTGGGCCGTGTTCATTGAGCGCATCTTTTAAGGATAAAGCTTTATTCATCGCGAAGGTATCGGGCTCCCAGAGATCAAAACGACACTTTCTTCCTAAGATCGATCGGATAGAACCTGAGCTTTGTCTTGAGTTTAATTTATTCATTACACCATGCATGAGCATTTTCACAAAAGGAACGCGTTCATGGTACTGGCTCACGAGGTTCTTTGCCTCATCTAGGGGGATATCAAGCTGATCTGATAGCTTGTTCACACCCATACCATACATCATACCCAAATTGATCGTCTTGGCTTGCTTGCGGTTTATTTTAGCCATGTCAGCTACCATGGTATGAAAGTCCATATCAGGGTCATTTTGGTAACCATCCACAAATTCTTGTACGCCTTTCATGTCATGGCCTTGGGATTTACCATAAGCGTGGGCGTAATGAACCAAGATTCGTGGTTCTTGTTGCGAGAAGTCAACACTAGCCCACTTTTCACCTTCTTCTGGCAGAAACAAAGAGCGAATCATAGGTCCTAACTCAGGATCACGAGCGGGTATTTGCTGCAAATTAGGATTACTCATACTGATTCGGCCTGAAACGGTACCGCCATCATCCGACCTGATCTGATTTATGTGTGAATGTATGCGCCCATCGTGGGCCGTGTGCTTCATAATAGTGTTAATAAACGTACCATTCGTCTTGTTAAGTGATCTTGTTCTAAGTATCATCTGTGGTAATTCGTGATTATGATCGGACAGAAAGGACTTAGTAAATGATGGAGCACCTTTTTCAGTCTTTGGATAGTTTATCCCAACGGTATCAAACGCTTTGGCAAGAGATTGCGCCGCCCAGACTTCCACATTCATTCCCGTCACATGCTTGATCTTAGCCAACATGGCCTTTTCTTCTTTGAGAAGGAAGTCTCTGGTCCGCTCAACCCGGTTCAAATCGATTCGGACACCTTTCCAAGTCATATCTATGAGGACTGGCAAGACCGCGAGCTCCAAATCTACGACACTCCAGAGATCCTCTTTAGTGATGAGTGGCTTAAAGTAATTCCAGAGTTCCAATGTCAGCTCCGCGTCCACTTCGGCGTAAGGCCCGACATACATACTTGGGAGCTTCCACAATTCAGCTTTGGGATCCACTCCGAAATCACGAGCGGCTTGAGTCAGGTTCTTTTCACTTTTTGTTTTTGAAAGGTACTCGAAGGCTAACGCGTTTAAACTGTAGCTGAAGCGGTTTTCATCTAATAAAGATGCGATAACCATTGTATCAATGATACGTCCATTTAATTTAAAACCCATTCTCCTGAGCCATCCGGCATCATATTGCGCGTTGTGCATAACTTTATCAGCGGGTGATTCGCAAACCTTTTTCATCCAGTTGTTGCAAATTCTTTCATCTATGTTTCCTCCACCCCCGTGGCGAATTGGTATATAACCTTTCCAACCATCTACGGCTACGGCGTATCCCACCACTTCACCATCTCCAGTAGGCCATCCGGGACCTTTGGTTTTTAGATTTGGATCTTTGGTTTCGACATCGATAGCTATAGTCTTAGCTTCGCTTAGATCGGGGAGCTCGTGTGGTGGAACCCATTCTGATTTAGTCGTGAACATCGCCATCTGTAAAGTCATGTTGTACCTCTATTAGTTTGTTAAGATACCATTGAGCCTTTTTAAGATCTTCGATACCGTTTTTGTGTCTGTAACGAGTTAGGTATTTCAAAATGTTTCCTTCCAGATAATAATGAAAACCTTCCGCTGTGACGGATTCTATCATGTCTATAGTTTCGACAGAGCTTTTTGTATAATGCTCTGGGTGATTTACCATGTCTTTTTGTCTCATTTTCATATACTCCATGTATTTCATATAGCGTAGCTCCTATTACTATCTTCAGCTTCTACAATAAACAAATTCTCTTTGGCTCGTGTTACGGCCACATAGAATACTCTATGCAGATCATCATTACCTTCACTCATAGCATCGTCAGCTGACGGAGATAGATCTGTGAATACAACTACGTTTTCTGATTCGCCACCTTTTGAC